TTTGGGCGCGATAACATACCTGCTCAGATCATGAAGGACAGTGATAAGGAGCCGTATAAAGAGCATGAGATCGTTCATGCTGTGTATCCGCGCGAAGGTTCGAATGGTCGCGGCGCTAAGAACAAGCCTTTTGCGTCCGTTTACTACGATAAAGCGACAAAATCATTGCTGTCTGAGAGTGGCTTTGATGAGTTTCCGTTTATGGTGCCGCGGTTTGTGAAGGACAGCGTTTCGGTTTACGGGCGTTCGCCTTCGATGAATGCGTTGCCTGACGTTAAGATGCTGAACAAGATGTCGGAGACGACGATCCGCGCGGCTCAGAAGCAGGTTGATCCTCCGCTTATGGCGCCGGATGACGGGTTTATGTTGCCGATCCGCACGACGCCAGGGTCTTTGAACTTCTATCGTGCCGGTACGCGTGATCGGTTGGAGCCGTTGCAGATCGGTGCGAACAATCCCCTTGGTTTGAACATGGAGGAGCAGCGCCGGAATGCCATTCGTCAGGCGTTTTATGTAGATCAGTTGTTGCTGTCGCAGGGTCAGACGATGACCGCGACAGAAGTGTTGCAGAGGAATGAGGAAAAGATGCGGCTCCTTGGGCCGGTGCTGGGGCGTTTGCAATCCGAGCTATTGCAGCCGCTTATTTCGCGTTCCTTTGCCCTGCTCCTCCGGTCGGGCCTTCTCCCTCCCGCACCGGAGGAGCTTCAGGGGCAAGACATTGATATTGAATATGTTTCTCCGTTGGCTAAGGCGCAGAAGATGACTGACTTGCAGTCTATGCTGCGCGGCTTTGAGGTTATGATGCAGGTTGCGGAGATTGCGCCTGTCATGGATTACCTTGATACGGATCGGCTGGTTCAGTATTTGGTTGAGACGACTGGTATTCCTGCGCGTGTCATTCGTTCGAATGAAGAAGTTGCTAAGATACGCCGAGATCAGGAGCGTGCGCAGCGCGCTCAGGCGCAGCAGCAGCAGGGTTTGGTTGAGAGTGAGCAGGCGAAGAACGTTGCGCCGCTCATTCAGGCGTTGGGAGGCGCTGAGGGATGAAAGAGATAGAAGAGTTAAAGCTCGCGTATCGCCGTACCTTTAACACTGAGGACGGTGAGCGCGTGTTGAAGGATTTGAAAAGCAGGTTCTCGTTTGAGGCCAGCACGTTTGTTCCGAGCGATCCGCATTACTCTGCCTTTAAGGAGGGCCAGCGAGACGCTGTTCTTTTGATCGTTCGGATGCTCTCCGAAGGCAAGTCAGAATAGGGAAAAAACCATGAGCGAAGAGACAACTCCGGTTGCGGAGCCTCAAGAAGTCGCTGATACCGGCGCGATTGCGCCTGATACTGCGGCTCAACCCGCAGCGGCCCCAGCAGAACCACTAGGATTTTTGGATAGTTTGCCCGAGGATTTGCGGCAAGAGCCAACGATAGCGAAGTTTACCGACGCAGCGTCGCTTGCGAAAAGCTACATTCAGGCGCAGCGCATGATTGGCGCTGACAAGGTTGCATTGCCAGGTAAGTCTGCAACGCCTGACGAGTGGCGTGATGTTTATCGCAAGCTTGGCGCGCCTGACGATCCTAATGCTTATGAGGTTAAGATTGGTGAAAACGTTCTGACCGACAATGAGATTGGTGCGTTTCGTGAGGCTGCGTTTGAGGCTGGCTTGAACCCAAATCAAGCAGAGCGCATTGCTCAGTTCATTGATCAGTCTGTTACTCAGGCCCAGTCTGCGCGCGAGCAGCAGATTGAAGAGGCTAAGTATCAGGGCGAGCAGGAGCTTCGCAAGGAATGGGGGCAAGCTTTTGATCAGCAAGTTCAGCTTGCTTACAAGGCTGCGACTACCTTTATGGGCGACACGGACATTCTTGACACTGTTGAGCTTGCCGATGGGCGTCTGCTTGGCGATCATCCGCAGATCGTCCGCATGTTTGCCAAGCTTGCAAAAGAGATCGGAGAGGACAATCTTCTCGGAGAGACAACCGAAATGGTAATGACGCCACAAGAGGCTCAGAGCCGTTTGGGAGAGCTTACTGGACAGAACACCCCTTATTGGGATAAGTTCCATCCAGAGCATCGTCAATACGTCGATGAGGCGCTTCGCCTGAGAGAGTATTTGTGATGCAGCGGATAATCTTCGGACCCGCACACCAAGCCTGTGTGTCAGGCGGATTGGCTGGCCTAACCGGTAAGCGCGGCCCCGTTAAGGGACAACCGAGCGTAGCAACCCTGAAACTTTGTTGGAGTGAGGACTAATGTCTACTCAGATCACTACGGCATTCGTCAATCAGTTCTCTTCGAACATCCAGATGCTTTCGCAGCAGATGGGTTCGCTGCTGCGCAACGCGGTGGACGTGGAAACTGTAAACGGCGAAAAAGCCTTTTTCGACCAGGTTGGCAGCGCTGCTGCTGTCCTGCGCACTTCCCGCCATGCGGACACCCCTCTGATTGATACGCCGCATTCGCGTCGTATGGTAACTCTGTCGGACTACGAATATGCCGACTTGGTTGACGATCAGGACAAGGTGCGTCTGCTCGTCGATCCGACCTCGACCTATGCCCGCGCTGCTGCTGCGGCTATGGGCCGTGCGATGGATGACGTCATCATCTCTGCTGCTCTTGGCACCTCTTACACTGGTAAGGACGGTTCCACTTCCACGGCATTTGATACTTCGAACAACCAGATTGCTGCCGGTGGCGGTGGCCTGACGCTTGCGAAGTTGATTGAAGCCAAGGAAATCCTTGACAGCGGTGACGTTGATCCTTCGATCCCGCGTTACATTGCTTGTTCGCCTAAGCAGATTTCCGATCTGCTGAACAACACCACTGTAACTTCGTCCGACTACAACACCGTTAAGGCTCTTGCGATGGGCGAGATCAACAGCTTTGTTGGTTTCAACTTCATCGTTACGAACCGTCTTGGTGTTGATGGCTCGTCCAACCGTCGCGTTATTGCGTGGGCGATGGACGGTATCAAGGCAGCTATCGGCAAAGAGCCGACTGCTCGCATTGATGAGCGTGCCGACAAGTCGTATGCGACCCAAATCTACTACTCCATGACTCTCGGGGCGACCCGCATGGAAGAGAAGAAGGTCGTCGAAGTTCTCTGCGCAGAATCGTAAGGAGACTGACTGATGGCTACTGTTTATTCCGCACAGCGCACCAACTCTCGGGCAATCCCGAGTGTCAACAACAAGGCTAACGAGCTTGGTGGTCGTATCCGTGTCGCACATGGCACATACGAAGCTTCCTCGCTGGCCTCTGGTGACGTGATTGAAATGTTCGTGCTTCCTGACGGTGCGCGCCTCATCGAAGGCTCGCTCGCTTATGACGCACTTGGCGCTTCAACCACTCTCTCCGTTGGCTACGGCGCGCACACTAACGCTGCTGGCACTGCCGTGTCCGCATCTGCTGCTGCCTACAAGGCTGCTGCATCGACTGCAACTGCTGGTAAAGTTGACGTTCTCGCAACTCTGGCGCTGGGTTCCGGCTCCGAAGTTGATGCGAACGAAGATGGTCTGCCTGTAACCGCCACTATGGGTGGCGCTGCTGGCACTGGGACCATTGAGCTTACCATCAAGTATGTGGTTGACTAAGACTACTAGGGAGGGCGGCTTCGCCCTCCCACTCTTAGAGGGGTGAGACATGACAAGCACCGTGGACATTGCCAACTATGCTTTGAATATCATCGGGGCTTCGAATATCTCGGCTCTTGACGAAAACAGCAAGGCGGCGCGTTTGGTTAATCAGCGCTATGAGAGCGTTCGCGACTCTGTGTTTCGATCACATCCTTGGAATTGCTTGATTAACCGAGCCGAGCTTGCGCAGGAGACGAGTTCTCCTGCTTTTGGTTATACATACCAGTACGCTTTGCCGACCAACCCGTATTGCCTGCGGGTTCTTGAGTTTTCAAACGGGTCTTTGTCGTATCCGCAGGACAACATGTTCTCGAATACTGGCGGTCCTGTTTACGTCATTGAGGGGCGAAAGCTCCTTACGGATGAGGGTACTGCGCGGATTAAGTATATTGGTCGCGTGACTGACCCTAATGAGTATGACGCCAGCTTGATTGAGGCTTTGGCTGCGCGTTTGGCGATGGAAATCGCTTACGCTGTCACAGGCTCAACTACGGTTATGCAGCTTGCTGGCGCGTTGTACGATGAAAAGATGAAAGAAGCTCGGTTTGTTGATGCGACCGAGGGTGCGCCTCAGAAGCTTGAAGCGAGTGACTTTATCGACGCGAGGTTCTAATGGCGAGATCAGCACCAGCGTTAAGCTCGTTCACGGCAGGTGAAATCTCTCCGCGCCTTGAGGGTCGCATTAATATTGACAAGTACCGTGAGGGCTTGTCCGACCTGACAAACATGGTTGTGATGCCGCACGGCGGCGTAACGCGCAGACCTGGTACTGAGTTTCTTGGCGAGATTAAAGACAGCTCCGTTAAGACGCGGCTTATCCCGTTCCAGTTCAAGACGAGTGACACATACATTCTTGAGTTTGGCGATCAGGTCATGCGGGTTTATCGCAACGGCCTGCAAGTTCTGACGGGTTCGGCTAACACGATTACCGCTGCGACTAAGGCTGACCCTGGCGTTATTACGTCCGCCTCGCATGGCTACAGCAATGGGGATGAGGTTTACATTTCCGGCGTTGGCGGCATGACGGAGTTGAACGGTCGCAACTATTTGATTGCCAATGCAACGACGAACACGTTCACGCTGCAAGACTTGTTTGGCAACGACATAGATACGACTGGCTACACAACGTACACGTCCGGCGGTTCGGTTGATACGATCTATGAGATTTCTACGCCTTACGTTGAGGCTGATCTTTTCGATCTTAGCTACGCTCAGTCTGCTGACACGATGTATATCGTGCATCCCAGTTATGACATTCGCACGCTTTCGCGCACGGGATCGGCGGCATGGACGCTGGCAACTGCTTCGATTACCGGTACGCCAAGCCCAGCGCTATCCGGTGCGAATGATCGCCCAAGTGTTGTTACGTTCTTTGAGCAGCGACTTGTCTTTGGGAATAGCAACAACAACCCTCAAACGTTGTGGTTCTCCAAGAACGGAGACTACTTGAATTTTACTGTTGGCACTGCTGACGATGACGCATTGATCTACACGATTGCGTCCAATCAGGTGAACGCCATTCGGTATTTTTCTGCCACGCGAGTTTTGACTGTTGGAACATCTGGCGGCGAGTACGTTGTTACCGCGGCAAACGATGGTCCGGTTACGCCGACGACGACATTGATCCGTAAGTATTCGAATTACGGAACTGCCGCAATTCAACCTGTTCAGGTTGCTGACGTTGCTCTGTTCTTGCAGCGCGGAAAGCGAAAGATACGGGAGTTTAGATATGTGGGTGATGTCAATGCTGACGCTTATCAAGCGCCGGACTTGTCAATTTTGGCAGAACATATCACGGACGGAGGAATAAATCAGTTCGCCTATCAGCAGGAGCCTGACAGCATCATCTGGATGGTTCGCTCCGACGGCACTTTGATCGGCATGACGTATCGCCGCGAGGAGCAGGTTGTTGCTTTTCACAAGCATGTCATCGGCGGATCGTTTAGCAGCGGTCAGGCTGTTGTTGAAAGTATTGCTACCCTGCCTACCGAGACAGGCGAGGACGAGCTTTATATGATTGTGAAGCGCACAATCAATGGCGCGACAAAGCGCTATGTGGAGCGCATGAAGCCGTTTGACTTTGGCAGCGATACGACAGGCGCGTTCTTTGTGGATAGCGGGTTGTCGTATAGCGGCAGTGCAGTTTCTAGCTTGTCTGGCCTGTACCACCTTGAAGGCGAGGATGTGTCTGTTCTTGCGAATGGTGCGAGCCACCCTGACGCAACGGTGTCTAGCGGCTCTGTTGCATTGACCTTTGACAGCACAAGCGCTGCGATTGGGTACGGCTACACCAGCAACATGCAAACGCTGCGGCTTGAGTCTGGCTCTGTTGATGGCACAAGCCAAGGCAAGCCTAAGCGCATTCACGCAATCACCCTGCGTCTACACGAAACTGTTGGTGTCGAGGTTGGCGCAGATAGCGGCGACGCGGATCGTATTCCTTTCCGCGATAGCTCTATGGCTATGGATGAGGCCATTCCCCTGTTTACCGGTGACAAGGACATTGAGTTTGCGGGCGGCTTTGAGGATGGAGATCGTATCTACGTTCGCCAGAACCAGCCGCTTCCGCTTACTGTGTTGGCCTTGTTCCCCCGAATGAATACGTTTGACAAATGATGCGGCGCACTTTGACACGACATATGCTATGCGACGCGCTCATGCAGCGTGACAATACTGTTGTGAACGAGCTTGTGTCGTCGCCGCAAGCTATTGACGTGTTTAGCCAGCCAAAGCACGGATACGCTTTGACGGAAAATGGCGAGATATATGCTGCGTTTGGCATTGTCCCGATCTGGTCTGGTGTTGGTGAGGCATGGATGTTACCTACTGTGCATCTAAAACGAAAGAAAGTTGCGGCTTCTAGGCATATGCGTATTGGGCTGGATGAGCTTATCGGTGATTTAAATATGCATCGCACCCAAGCTGCTGTTAAGGTTGACCATGAAGAGGCGCATAGGCTTGTCAAGTTTGTTGGGATGCGTGAAGAGGGTCTAATGCGCCGCTACGGGCCAGATGGCTCGGATTATGTGAGGTATGCGAAATGGCTTTCTTAGCACCTGCTTTGCCGTTCTTGATGGCTGGCGCTAACATTGCGTCCGGCATTGCGTCTAAGGCTGCTGCTGATAGGGCTGCTGAGGCGGCTCGCGAGGCCGGTGAGTTCAATGCGACAATCATTGAGCGGGATATTGACCTTCTTGAGAAGCAGCGCGGCATACTAAACGCGCAGTTTGCGATTGATGACAAGCGGTCGCGTCAAGCGTTTGAGCGCGATGTTCAAGGTACTGTGCGCGCGTCCACTGGTTACGCTGGTTTTGATATGTCGCAGGGTACGCCGATGCAGGTTCTCCGCACAAACGCGCGTGAGTTTGAGTATCAGCGCTCTGTTGAGGAGTTCAACAACGAAGTTGCGAACATGCAGATTTCTGACGCTCAAGAGGATGCGCGGCTTCGTGCTGAGTTGTCTCGCATGGAGGGCGGCGCACAGGCTGAGGCTCTCGGTGCGCGCGGCACTGCAAGCTTGATTAGCAGTATTGGTAGCGCAGCAACGACTGCCTATGAGACGGGGTTAATTGGATGAGAATACCGGTTTATAGAGCCGAAGGCGGCGTAACTACACAAGCACCTGGTCGCTCGTTCACTGCGCGTAAGAACGCGCAGCCTTTTGTTAATGCTGCTCTGGCGCAGGGGCAGGTTGTATCTGAGGTTGCCAACCAAGTTGGTCAGTATGCCGCTACGCGCTACAAGGTTATTACCGAAAACAATTTGAACGAGGCTTTGCTCGGCGCTGAGGAGACGCTGCGCACGCGATCTGCGGAGCTGCTTGATTCCAGTGATTACGCAAAGGCGCTGGATGGAGACGATCCTATCTGGCCTCGCGAGATGGAAGAGATCAAGCAAGAGCTTCGCGAGCGCATCGGTGGTGATCGGTACGCACTGCAACAGTTTGATGCGCGCTTTGGTCAGATGGAGCTGACGCAGAGGTTTTCTCTGCGTTCTCAAATTGACACCAAGATACAGCAGGCAGCGGCTCGTGCGCGCGCGCAACGTCTTGCAAGCTTTGAGGATACGATTGCAAATGGCTCTGACCTTGCGACCGTTGATCTTGAGGCGCGAGGCATTGGTATTGACAGTGAGCGCTGGGCTGCTTCCGGCGCTGGCAATCCAGATGTTCTGAGCGCGCAGGAGCAAGAGGCGCTCAAGCGAGGTACATACAGGGCGGTCGAGCGTCTTGTCGATAATGTAGATAACCCTGAAAAGGTTCTTGACGACATACGCTCTGCGGTTCGTGAGGACGATGTTCTCCGCGCCGGTCCGGAGGGGCTTTATGCTTACTCCCTCTTGCAGCGTTTGCCGTACTCAGATCGTCAGCAGATACTCGGCTCACTCGGCTCTGACGTAGCTTTCTTTGAAGCACCTACCGCTGAGGAGGAGGCGCGGCGTCGTGCTGCTGAGGCGCGTGGCGAGCAGGCTGGCGAGCAGGCTGCTGCTTTTGTGGAGCAGTATCAAAACGGGGTTCCAGTTCCCCCTGAAGCCATCGGCATGTTGCGAGCGGAGTTTGACGCAAATGCTCCGTTTATGTCCGAAGCGGCTTATGCTCCTGCTGCGCAAAAGGTTGCTGAACTTGAGTTTGTTAGCGGTGTCGCTAAGACACTCGACCGCATTGCCGATCCTGCCAAGATTAGCGATTACATTAATACTATCAAGAACAGCGGCATGAGCGGTGAGGGCGTACCTGGCATTGACACGGACAGGGAGCGAACGCTTCTTAATTTTCTTAGCGGCTATCAATCAAACATGCAGGCGGCTATTGATAATGGCGGCATTCTTGATTGGGCGCGTGACACCGGCGCGGTGCCGGTCGGCAATGTTGATATGTCGCTCGCTGCTATTTCGAACGGCAGCACTGGACTAGAGCAGAGGCG